ATATAATTGCTTTACGCAATTATATACGTTACTAGTGGCTTTTTAGCCCCAAATCTTTTGATTTGAAATTTTAAATTTAATATGAAAATAAAATGACTCGAGTGCCTGAATGGTAACAGAACACTATTTTTTAACATTTCACTATATGACCGGAGGTCACGTATGTGACCAGGTTAATACTATATAGTTTAATTATTTGTATTTTATTTTAAATTTTAGTAGGTTTTTACTAATGCCTTTGAATATAGGCTTTAAATAATATTCCTCTTTGTTTTTATGTTTGTAAAATTAGTTTTTCGTAATAAGGAGATTTTCTAATCGTTTTTAAAATTTTAAAGATGTTTGCATATACATGTTAGGTATATGTGTTGATCTTTATAGCAATTTTGATATTGCTCCGTTGTAAAACGTGATACATTTACATTTAAATATTAAGAATTATATATATTGAACCTTAATTATTTTAATCACTGCAATCCGTAAGGAGGTTCACATTAATAATAATTATTGAGAAGTATACTGCCGTAGTAGTATATATGTTTGATCTTTGTCAATATTATATAATTAACTTGAACATTATTGTTCATTTATGAGTTTTATTAATACTTTTTCTCAACAGTAAAAGAGGTATAGGTCGCAATATTTGTAGATATTAGTAAAGAACTTTGATACGTTCTTGAAACGACTCTAATAATAATATTGTGCTATTGTATGTAGAAACATAACGGTAATTAGATACGCTATTGTATACTATATGAAGTCATATGACATTCCGAGTAACCACAATTCAATTTCCTAAACTTGGTTTTGAAAGGTTAGCCTAGGTCTAACATATGATGATATAAATATATAATGTTTTGATCAGACTCTAGATGAGATAGATCATTAAATGCGTTGACATGGAGAACTTATAGGGGTAGCTCCACATTTAGATAGATTACTGAACCCGGTGAATTAATATGTATAATTTAAAAGAATTTACACGATCATCAAAACTTTTTTCTTATTTTTCTAGTAAAAATAAAATTTATTCTGATAATTCAGATGCTAACACACTTGTAAATAAAAAGTGTGACAATAAACGACGAAATGCAAAAACGCACGCCGAAATCAATCGTGATCTAATCATGATAGATTATAAACAATATCATAAAGAAAATCGTAATTTACCAAAGATTAACGATTGTGATATTGTACCATTTGATAATAATATTGTCAAATATTCAAGATATTTAGCAAAAGAACAGCACTATATTCAAGATACAAAACATTTTGTAGAAGAAAGTATACGTGTTGCTACTTATCACAAAGGTATCGAAATTCCATTACCAATTTATAATCATATTAGTGATTGTGAAAATCAATTGATGGATGAGTTTGATATTCTTGATCAACAAAAAGAACAAGAGAGAGAAATGACGCAAGAATTTGAAGAAATGCGTGAAATGAGAATGCAACTAGGTGATGTTGTAGATTCAAATTCAGAATCTCATTTTAATAAATTGCTTCGTCATATTGCAAGTAGTCTTAAAGGTGTAGCTTTAAGTACTGAACATACTTGGATATTATCCCAGATGGAGAATTTAATGATATTATTATCTTTTGCCAAAAAGTGTGAATCTGTAAGCGATTACATGGTTATGACACAGATGGCTTATAAATTGTTTGTTGGGGAATCTTTAGGTGTACTTGCTATTAATAAAATTAATAGCATTTTTAAACCAGAGGTGCAATCTTTTGATGTTGGAGAAACATTAAAAGTATTGCGCTCAGCCTTTGATACAGTTTCTAAAATTAGTGATTGTGAATTGGGAAAGAAATTAGTTAGTTTGTATTCATTTTTATTAACTCAAGGTTTTTTACGCAAATTTGGTTTGCAATTATCAGATGAGGACTATTCAAAGATGGAACAACGTGCTATGTTATCAGCTTTTTCATCGAAGAAAGCTTTTTATGTTTGTGTGGTTGATGTCACATTATTTATGTGTGAAAAGTTTCACGAATTTAAAACAACTGGTGATATTACAAATTTTGTACATAGTGGTGTTGAATACAATTTATGGATTAAGGAGAGTGATAGAATATTGAATTTAGCACCTTTTACAGGTAATTTACAAGCTCATAATACATCATATTTTTCTTTTTTAGCAGATTTACGTGCTGCTATTGAGAAAGGTGAAGCATATGCTAAACACGTTAAGAGTGTCTCAGGTGTTGATTCAGCACTGATCAAAAAGAAATTAAGTAATTTGCATCTTTTACAGAATACAGAAATAACGAGAAGGGCAGCCCAAAAAGAACGGGCAGCACCCATGGGTGTTTTATTGCATGGCTCGTCTAGTATAGCTAAATCAGCTTTTAGTAAGATGTTATTTCATTATTATGGTGCTTTATTTAAATTAGATAGAGATGATCATTTTAGGTATGTCAGAAATCCAATGGATGAATATTGGAGTAATTTTGATTCAAGCAAGTGGTGTATACAATTGGATGATATAGCATTTTTAAATCCAGGAAAATGTCCTGAAGTTGATGCGACTTTAAAAGATTTATTAAATGTTATTAATAATGTCCCATACGTTCCACCTCAAGCTGCATTGGAAGACAAAGGTAAAACCCCAGTTATGGCCAAATTAGTCATAGCTACTTCAAATTGCGCTGATTTGCATGCACAAGAATATTTCTGGTGTCCATTAGCAGTACGAAGACGTTTGCCTTTTGTTGTTAATATTAAACCTAAACAAGAATATTTACATGATAATCAAGTATTTATAGATCCTCTTAAGATCACCACTGAAATAGGTAGATTTCCTAATTTGTGGGATATTGAGGTACAGAAAGTGTCACCAGTGTTGCAAGGTAATCGAGAGTTAGCATCTCTTGATACAGTGAAGAAATATGATGATGTTAATGAATTTCTGCAAGCTTTTGGACAAGCCTGTAAGGAACACGAGAAAAACCAAGCTCGTGCTTTGACTAAAGATAAAGATATGCATACGATAGATGTGTGTCAATCTTGTTATAAACCGTTGCCTCATGATGATTGTTTATCTTTACAATATGGTAACAATGTTGTTACCAGGTTTGTTAAAAATTCTTTTATGCACACAATAAATTGGATAATTTCATTTCAGAGTGTTTTGAATTTATTATTGTGGGCATCTTATTATAGAAGTTTTAGATGGATTATTTCTCATTGTATGAATTATATTACAAATGTTGAAGCACATGTGTATTATTTCACAAGTTTGAGTTCGAGATTGGAAGATCCACGTTTTAGACGTATGTTGATATGTGGAACTTTAATGTTGACAGCTATAACCACTTATATGTGTTTTTTCAGAGGAGAAAAGAAAGAGGAAAAGAAAGAAGTAAAGATACAAAGTGAAGAACAGAAAGTTCAACAAAGTAATAGTAATACACATGGCGTAACTGAGAATCAGTTAGCAAAAGAACAAAAACAGAATGTGTGGTACAATCCACGTATTGAACTCACTAGCTTTGATGTTCCATTAGCTTCGGCAAGTTTAGCTTCGGCAACCCCACATGAAGTTCGAGATTTATTTGATAAAAATTGTGTTTTATTAGAGATTAGAGTTCCAGGGGAAAATATGAGAAGAACTATGCGTGGCGTTTTCATTAAGGGACATTATTGTGTTACAAATGGACATGCTTTTAAAAATGGACATACTGATTATACAGTTGATATTATTTTAACTAATTCGCAGGCTGCAATTAATTCTAATGTTAGAATTAGTTTGAGTAGAAGTGATATCAGTTTTAGTAGTAGTAATGATGTGTGTGTTTTTGAAGTAAGTAGTATACCACCTTTTAAAGATATTAGTAAGTTTTGGAATAATTTGCATATAAATCCTACTTCAGCTATTGAGTTAACCCGCTCATATGATGGAACTTTGGATATGAAAAGCATATTTGCTATAAATTTTATGGAAAATTTGGAAGTTAATGCTCTCTCACGTAATTATAATGTACATGTTGGTACTAGTAGTGATATTACGCAGGAAGGTGATTGTGGATCTCTTTGTATAGCCATGACACCAAGAGGACCTATAATTATAGGTTTGCATTTTTTGGGTAAGGATAATAATATAGGTATTTTAGATGTAAAATTGAGTGAAATAGATTTATTAATGTTAGCAGATTGTTTTAATAAACGACCAATCATACAAGGTGGTAATGCGCCTGAATTGAGTTGTAATGATAAAACTAATTTAGTTATAGAACCACATTATAAAAGCATATTTCGATATTTGGAAAGTGCTACAGTTAATGTATATGGTTCATTTACAGGATTTAGATGTAAACCCAAGAGTAATGTCTGTGCAACACCTTTAAGTGAAGAATTTTTAGCTCACTTTAATGTTGCAAATAATTATGGACAACCATGTATGATAGGTTGGGAACCATGGAGGAAAAATGTAATTGAAATGGTTAAACCCAAAATCAATTACAATAAGAAGTTTTTAAAAGAATGTGTTCGAAGTTTTACATCGGATATAATTAATGGTTTGCCACAAGGTTGGCAACAAGAATTATTAGTTTTGTCCAATAAAGCTAGTGTAAATGGTTTACCTGGCGTTATATATATTGATAAAATAGCTACAACTACATCCATGGGTTTTCCATGGTCATGTCCAAAAAAGAAGTATCTTATTGATGCAAAAGATGAAATTTATCCTGATGGGGTAGATTTTCCACAAGAAATTTGGGATCGGGTAGAAGTTATTGAAGAGAAATATCGTAGTGGACAAAGATGTTATCCAGTTTTTGTGGGTCATCTTAAGGATGAAGCCACACCATTGAATAAATGTAAAATCAAGAAAACTCGTATGTTTACAGGTGCTCCGATAGATTGGAGTTTAGTGGTTCGCAAGAATTTATTATCTTTTATACGTTTGCTACAAAAGAATAAATTTGTTTTTGAGGCCGGACCAGGCACTGTTACTCAATCATCTGAATGGGGCATGATTTATAAGTACTTAACAGCTTTTGGCACAGATCAAATTGTTGCTGGGGATTATGGTAAATTTGATAAACGTATGATTGCTGATTTTATATTAGCAGCTTATGAAATTATTGTTAATGTTCATAGAGCTGCTGGATTTACTGAAGAACAATGTCGAACTATTATGTGTATAGGGGAAGATACTGCTTTCCCTGTAACTAATGTTAATGGTGATTTAGTAGAATTTTTTGGTACAAATCCTTCTGGCCATCCATTAACAGTTATAATTAATTCACTTGTTAATTCATTATATATGAGATATTGTTATATATCATTAAACCCGCAAAAAGAAGTACTTACTTTTAAAAACAATGTAAGATTGTTTACATATGGTGATGATAATATTATGGGAGTAAACCCAGTAGCGTCATGGTTTAACCATACTGCTATACAAAATCAACTTCAATTAATTGGTGTAGAATATACTATGGCTGATAAAGAGTCTGAAAGTGTACCATTTATAAATATATCAAATGTTTCATTTCTCAAACGACAATGGCGTTGGAATGATGATATAAATAATTGGGCAGCTCCTTTGGAGGAAGCTTCAATTATTAAATCATTAACCATGTGGGTGCCATCCAAAACGGTTGATAAATATAAACAAATGGTTGATGTTATAAGTAGTGCTAATTCAGAATTCTTTTTCCATGGTAGAGAAATTTTTGAATTACAACATTTGAAGTTTAAACAGGTTTTGGAACGTGAACCTTACACGTTCTATGTAAATGAATCTACATTACCAACATATGATATGTTGGTTCAAAGATTCTTGAAGGCTTCAGAGCCTTATGAGTGTCAAAACTCAGATTCTTGATAGACTGAGCTATCTATCAAGTCTTATTAAATAGTTTTTCAATTTAAATATTTTAGGTCGTTCCGCCTGTGTATGCGGTTCAAGTGTTGATGTGGTGACCGAAACAACCACACCAACATGTTGGTATAAAAGAGCCTACATGTTGTGTATTAATTCTTTAATGGTACAATCTTCTGATGAATCAGAGCAAACTTCTGATTATGTGGAGAGTAAAACCTCAACCACATCTGAGAATGTTACTTTTGTTGATTCTCAAGTGGTAGCAGAGGATACAAGTTATCGTAAAGTGCCTATAATTTCTTCTAGTATTTCAGATGGTACTTCTTTAGCACGATTTTTGAGTCGTCCTACTCTTATTAAAACACATACTTGGTCAACTTCACAAACCGTCGGTAATGTGTCTGTTGATGCACAAATTAAACCATGGAGTTTATTAGCTAATGATTCAGTAATTAAAAACAAGTTACAAAATTATGCCTTTTTTCGAGGCAAATTATGTTTAAAATTTGTTGTAAATGGTACTCCATTTCATTATGGAGCATATATGATATCTCATGAACCCAATACAGGACATAGAGCTAGTAGGATTGCACAACCATCAGTTGTTGCAAATGATGTTCGCTTAGCAACCCCTTATTCACAGTTGCCACATGTTACTTTGTATCCTGCTGATAATGCTTCAGCAGAATTACATTTACCATTTTTTACAAATAGATCTTGGTTGAGTATACCAGGGACTGTAGATTTTGTAAATATGGGGACTTTGTATTACTATATTCTTAGTCCTTTAAGAGTAGCATCATCTTCAGCATCTTCATCTGTCACTATTCAAACATATGCTTGGTTTGATGAAGTTGAATTAACTGGTTCAACTTCTGCATTTGCTTTGCAATCAGGCGATTTTTCATCTACTTGTGATACTATCGCTGACGCGGGTTCTAAAATCGCAACAGCTACCGCTTATGTTTGTCCAGAAATATCAGCAGGTGCTACTGCTATTTCTGAACATGCATCGAAGGCTGCTCGAGCTGCAGAAGCACTTGGTTTTTGTAATTTGCCTATAACAGAAGATGTTAGGGCTTATACTCCTATGCCATTTTCACAAATGTCTACTTCTGAAATTTCAACTGCGGTTCAGAAATTAACTTTGAGTCCTTCTCAAGGTGTTTCAATTGATCCCCAGTTGGTGGGTATGGAGCCAAAGGATGAGATGGCAATGTCTTATATATTGCAAAAACCGTCAATATTAACTGTTGCTCATTGGAGCACTACTGAAATTATTGGTCATAGAGCTTTTGGAGCTGCTGTCTCACCTTCTTTATTTAATTTGCAAAAAGTTGGTTCACCAACTAAGTGCTATACTGTAAACCATACTTATATGTCATATTTGCAATCAATGTTTACATATTGGCGAGGTGATATCATTTTTGATATTGATATTATATGTACTAAATTTCATAAAGGACGTTTGTTGGTGCAATGGGATCCTGTTTTGGGTGGGTCTGTTAAATCCGTCAATACTGTGTACTCTACTATTATTGATATAGGTGAAACTAATAAGGTTAGTATACGGATTCCATTTCATCAACGATTCGAATTCTTGCGAGCGCGAGGTATTATAGAACAAACATGGGTTACAACTGATACTGATGTTACTCCATATTTTGATTATGATAATGGTGTTTTTTATATATCTGTATTGACTCCGTTAGTTTCGCCAATAACACCGTCTTCAGTTGATATTGTTATATCGGTTAGGGGTGCTGAAAATTTGGAATTAATAGATCCATGCAGTCAATTAGGTGAAACAGCAGCTTCTGTTCCACCATCATTTTTCCCAATTCAAAGTAAAGATACTGTCGAATTAGAAAGTACCACTGTCACACTTGGTGATAAGGGTAGTTTTCATAAAGATAGACATTTATTGAATTTTGCTGAACCTATAGTTTCATTGCGTGCAGTATTGAGGCGTTATTCTATGTATGACGTTTCAATGCCGACATACAATGATGGAGATACCTCTAGTTCAAAAGGTACTGCAACCCAATTTTTACGATTTATTAAAAGTTATTCACATTTATCACCTGGTTTTGGTTATGACCCTAAAGGTATGTTGGATGCAAATAAGATCGTTGGTTCAGGTACAGCTAAATATACCTGTACAAATACCCATCCTATGTTATATGTTTCTATGATGTATGGTGGGTACCGAGGTGGTACTAATTTTATTATTAATGCTTCCGA